AGTATTACCTGAAATACGATACCCTTTTATACCAGAGCGTCTCTTGTTCTTTTGAACAACGATACGACCTTTAGCATTTCTTCTTATTCTACGGCGAATCTTTTGAATTCTTCCCATCTTAATAATATTGGGATTCCGTTTTGTAGCTTCATCTAAATCAACTTCTTCAAACCTATCAGCAGCTACATATCGCTTAGCTTCATCAAGACGCTGAGCAACCATTTCATTTAGACGGTCAAATAATTCTTGTTTTGCTTCGTCTAATTTGTTCTGTAATATTAAGTCAACAAATTTCATTTTAAATGTTTAAATGAAAAGCTTGATGCTTTTTGTAGATGTTGATTAGACTTGCCAACCATATCTGCAAATTTCTTTTTGTTTTCATCATTTAAACTTTTATGCACCGTCAATATTGCATGGGCAGTTTGGACATCAACTTTACTTGATGTACCGTCTTTATGTTTTACTTTTCCAATTTGATGCTCATCTTTAATTTTTTGCAATTGTAAGATAGCATCTTCTTCAAGTGTATTTATATCACTTGTAAAATTTTCTGCCTGAATTACACCATCAACATTGGAACCATATGGAATCGTGAAAGATTTGTTAAGTTTTTGATTGTAGTAAAGTGCAACCTTTTGATTATTTGGATAAAGGCGAATAGCTTTCCTACGCAACACTAAAACGAACGGAGGATCATTTAGGGCGTCTTTTACAGCTTCTGTAAATTCTTCCACATCCTCACGAACAGCCTGTTTTGTTTTAGTAAATATCTGTTTATTGTTGGTAATTAAGTCTGTCATTTTATTGAATAGACTTTGTACCAATGCTCTATCGGTAGAATTAAAAGTTGGTTTCTCATCTTGCATCTTATCTAAAATGCGATGAAGTCTTTGAAGCTGGGTTCTATTAGCTAAACCAGCTCTTACCAATGCGTCAAATTTAGAGAAATCTTGTTTCTCTTCCTCTACAATTGGCGCTTCTTTAAATTCTTTTAAACTTATCATAGTTAAGCTGGTGTATCTTCCGTATCTTGAACTTCGATATCACTCATTTGGATACCATTGATTTCATTAGCATCCATAACTTCGATATCTTCTTGTTGTTCAGCTTCTTTACCACCAAACATCGATTTAGCAATTTCAATTTTTCTGTCTTCAAGTGATTGAAATGCACGAGCAGACATTAAATCTGTTAATGTATCTTTAGCTTGAGCGGCATCGCCAGCTGCAAGTTGGTCAATAAATTGTGATGTTTCCATAATTTTCTCCGTTAATCTCTATTTATGTTACTATATTTTTCCACATCAGCATCAAGTTGTGGAGTTTTTGAATCTTCAACACCATTATCTTGAGTGTTGTCTTCTGGTGGAAATTGGTCAGGTGAAACTTGCTCACCGCCAGCTTGTAATGTTGGACCACCAGTACCATCTTTATCTTCTTTGGCAATTTCTCTATCCATTTGTTGGATAAGTTCATCGTCCATTTGAAGAATATTTTTACGAACCCAATTAGCAGAGTAGTATCTACCAATGTATGGGTCAACTGTTTGTAACAATGTAACTCTTTCACGGAGAAGTTCTGAATCACGCATCTCTGTAAAGTTGTTATCTTTTAAGAAGTCAAAATAAATGTCTTCTTTAAATAATTCCCATTCATCTGTGGTACAAATACCTTTGAGTACCAATTGAACACGAAGTGCTTGGTCAAAGATTGTTGAAAACTTGTTTCTTAATCTCTGAATAAATTTAGCAAACTTAACTTCGTCACGGGTAACTTCAGTCGTTCTACCAATACCAATCATACCACCTTGTTGTGGTTCTAATCGTGAAATAGGAACATTCAATGAATTAAGAAGTTTTTGTCTAAAGTATTTGACATCTTCCAATTCACCAAGGTTTTGACCAGCTGGTAGAGTAGTAATCTCGGTACCCTTACCACCTTCACGGCGTGGAAGCCAGAAGTCTTCAAGCATCGACATGTGCTTGCGGTCATCTCTTAATTCGCCAGTCTGAGCATCATACACCATCTTATTACGGTACTTGACCATAATATCACGGAGATATTGTTCAGCTTTACCTTTAGGAAGATTACCTACATCGATGTAGAAAATTCTTCTTTCAGGTGCTCTTGATAAACGGTAAATAACAATCGCATCTTCAATCATTCTTAATTGATTTAAAGGTTTGATTGCTTTATGTAAGTATGAAATAACGAATGTATTTTTTGCATCCATTAATCCAGAATTTACATTAATAATTGATTCTGGTGCAATTCTTAAACCGGCATTAATATTACTTGTATATGTTTGTGTGGTTTGACCTTTGTCATTATACACATAGTATTCAGCAATTGAATTAATAATGGAAGCACCAGTTTTTGGATCTCTTCCTTTTTTAACTTCACGCACTTTACGAATCTTGCGTGGGTCAATATATCTTAATTCTTGAATCCCTTCTTTTGGATTCTTTTCATTAACGACAACATGGTAATTTAAACGACCGTCAATATACCATCGTTTGAATAGGTCATCAGCCAAATTGCTAAAATTAAGCATTCTTTGGATGGTATCAAATTCTTCAATGATTTTCTTTTTAATAGACTCTGGTTGTTTAAGTTTGTCTAAAACAATAGACACAACTTTACCAGTTTCATTATGAGATATAGCTTCATTGACGATATCATCAATGGCCATTTCTAATTCTGGATGATTAGCCATCTCACGATAGCGAGTGACTAATTCAATTTCATTTCGAACAGAGCCTTCTAAATCAACATAAGTTCCATAGTGAGCATTGGATGTAATGGTAACTGCACCATCATCCATCGTCTCTGTTGGAAGTGCGAAAGAAGCTTGTTCAGGAAGTTGTGGTTGAACAACATCCTTACGACCTAGGGTAAACCCAAAAAGTTTCACTGCCATATTATATCATCCTAAAAAAAATAGAGAAGGACCGAAGTCCTCCTCACTACACTACACCGTCTTCTACTGCTTCCCACCATTGATATGATAGCGTTACAGTAAATTCCTCAATTGCATCATTAGCACCCCAATCAACATCGATTGGAGATACATCAGTTGGAAATAAACCAACAAATTTATATTTTTTGAGTGTGTTACCTTGTTTGCCAAATTGTGTTACTTGACCATCAACTGTGTATCCTGCAGGAGCCTGAGCTACTGGATTACGCACATTAAGATTGTGACTATTAATACCGTTCATCCATCTTTCGAAAGCGTTACGGATAATAAAGTCTTCATCATTGACGATAGTTATTGTCCAATCTGCGAATGTTCTATTTCCTGCAAACTTTAATTCACGACCAAAGTATTGAACAGGCACAACACCGACTGTTGAGCCGGGAAGTTGTGCTGTTTTACACATGAAAGTTAATTTTGTTTGTGCGTTTGCTGGTAAAGAAAACGCAGGAAAGGGCATAGCCACCTCGAACAGATTTGGACGAGCGCCGTCACCAACTAATTGGCTACGGAATTCATTTACATTAAATGCCATTTATTTTCTCCTGTTTCTCTATTTATTAGAACTTACCAACAACTTCATCGAATGAAACACCAGTTCGAACAGCAACAAAGTTAAGTTGAATAAAGTTGATTGAACGAGCCGGTTTGATGTAGATATCACCAACAAACTCATTTCTATCGATAACTTCTGGAGTATTATTTGACTCATCGCAAACTACACGGAAGTCGTAAATACCACGGCGACCTTGAACATCTCGTAAATATGGTTCTACAAGATTTACAAATGAAGCACGAGTGAATTGGTCGTTGAATTCAAACAATGAGAAACGAGCTGCACGAGCAATTGCTTTCTCAAGGACAATGAATAATCTACGAACATTGATTCTATCAAACGCACTTGGTTTGCTTAGAAGTGTCTTGTCACCAAATAACACAGTACCTTCGCCTTGGAATGTAACAATAGGATTAATACCCTTTACATACAAATCATCACGATTTGTCTTTGTTGGATTCCATGCAAGCTTGATTGAGTTTTTAATAATACCACGATTTAAACCACCTGGTGAGAACCATGGGTCTCTTTCGAGGTCTGTTCTTGCACATAGACCAGCGATGTCACCATTCAATGGTACCCAGCGATATACATCGTTATATTTGTCGTATTGATATTTCCAATTACTATCTAACACAGCATATGATGTGCTTGTTAATGTGTCACGATATGTTTTAATATCTGTAACTTCATCATTAGCATTGTCAACACAATTTGCTTTAGATGGTGATAAGAATACTAGGCAGTCTTTACGAGTTTCTGCCATTGAGATAAGACTTGTTGCAACAGTAGCGTCAGCAGGACCTGAAACAACTAAATTAATATCTACTGATTCAGCAGGATCAAATAAGTCGTAAGCAGTAACCACATTGGCAGTTGAAACTGTACCATCGGCACCACTTGCAAGAGATAATGTTACATTAGCTGCAAGTTTTGTAAATGCTACACCAGAAGATGCAGTTCCCCAATTAGAAGAAGCATTAGCATATGTAGCTGTTGTGTTTCCTGTTGGGTGTGATAACCAGTGAATGTATCTTGATTTGTTTGCGAGAACATTTTTATAGTAGTTTGTGTTGCCTGAATCGTCTTTAGCATCTGATGCTTTAGAAACATATCCAAATTTCTCTAATACTGTACCTTGTGTACCTGTAAATTTACCATCTTCGTCAACAACGATAATATGAATTTCGTCATTAGCGCCACCTTGATTTGCAACAAAAGTTGAAGTGTTAGGTGTTGATTGGAACTGTGTTGCATATGTCCATGTAGAATATGTGTTAGCATCACAGAGAGATACTTTAAGTGAATTACCTAAAGCGCCTGCGTAACGAGCTGCAAATTCGCCTCTTGTAACACCACCGCCTGAGTAGTTTGCTAACCAGTCGTCATCGTTTTTAATTAATACTGCAGCTGCTGCCGTTGTATTAGCTACAGCATTTAGTGTTGATGCGATACTAGCCGCACGAACAACTTTTAAGTTATTTGAGTATGCAAGAAAGTTTGCTGCTGAGAACCAATATTCATATACTGTTGTGTTTGGCGTGCCAAATGTATTAGCAAGACGAACTTCATCAGATATAGTAGT